AAGCATAGCGATTTACAGCACCACGTAAAGGAACGGCCTATCTGCATAGCCGTTTTTATGCTTTGCAGATAGACTTCCAACCGTTCTTTTTTCATATATCCTCCTCTTTTTCAACGGCCAAAGAAAAGGAAAACCCCAAAGCGGCGACGATTATAGCGGCTTGCAGCTTGTCGGCCCATGAAACCCCTATATATCCCGCATCGCAAAGCGGGAAAACAAGGAAAAACATCGCCATCAAAGCGGTGATTATAAACAATTTTGTTTGTGTTTTCATGTTTTTGATTATGCGAAAAGCCCTTCTTTTTCTATTCTTTGTTTTTCTTTGAAAGCATCTATCCGTTCCGTGAAATAAGCCGCATCCCAAAAGTATAAACCGTGGAATTTCTTTTTTGAAATGCCTGTAATTTCGTATTTATCAACGGTTTTATCGGCTTCGCACTGCTTTACCATCTCCAAAATCGTTTCCGATTCGATGCAGTAGGTAAAAGGCGTTTCGCCGTCGGTAAACGTAACGAAAAACTGTTTTGCCTCCCCTGCGGCGATGCTGTTTTCGCTTGCCCAAAGGCATATAGATTCGATGCCGGACAGCTTGCAAGCATCGAATACGGGGTTTACGGGGCATTTTACCGTCCATCCGTCTTGGCATACCGCCAGCGCCGCATCGACGGCCAAACCTTCGCTCGGCGCTTGCACCAAATAGTTCCGGGTGCTGCGCGTTTCGCTTTTGCCCCATTCGGCGCGGATTTTTACCTCAAAATATTTCAGATATTCCATTGTTTTTGATTGTTTAGATTACGATATAAAATTACAATAATATTACTGAAAATCAAAGCCTTTTTTTAATATCTTTTAGCTTTGCCAAAAGTTTTTTACCTAGCTTTTTAACGGGTTTTTTACCGTTTTTTGCCCGCCTTTTAATGTACTTCGCGGCCTGTTTTTTCAACTCCGCGAGCCGTGTTTTTTTAGCCGCTTTTTTCATTATGCGGGCAAAGTCTTTTTGAAGGAAATTTATCATGGCACTCCCTAATGGCGGCGGCGGTTACCAACTCGGTGACGGCAACCTGAACGAAATCGTACTGGGCTACGCTCCAGCCCCTGCAACCTATACAGCTAACGCAACTGCCGCTTTGACAGTTGCCGATCTGGAAGGCGGCATCATTCTGTACACGCAAACCAATGCCAACAACCTCCAGCTTCCGCTGGTGGCCGGCGTGGGCGGTGTGGACGCAGAGATCAGCAGCGCTAAAGTTGGCAGCACATTTGACTTTTGCGTCATGTCTACCAGCACCGGCGTGGGCACGCTGACTGTCAATACCGGCTGGACTTTGGTTGGCTCTGGCCTGACCACTGCATCCGGTTTTGGTGCTTTGTTCCGCGCTCGTAAAACCGGCGACGGCACTTACACCTGCTACCGTATTGGCTAAATCGGATGGGGCTTCGGCCCCATCTTCTTAAAGGAACATCATGCCTACAAACACCAAACCCATCGGCGTTGCTTATGAAGATCAGCAACTGGACGGCGCAATCATGGGCAAAACGGGCGGCACCGCAGGCTTCTACGGCACCACCCCAATCGTTCAAGCTGCTGCCATCACGGCTGTCACTGACACCGCTACTGGCGCTCAATTGGCAACCGCCATCAACGCGCTTCGTACCGCGTTGAAAAACATCGGCATCACTGCCTAATGTATCGGGGGCTTTGGCCCCCGTTTTCTATGAACATTTACCTTAGTCACCCTGATCACGGCTGCAAAGTTGCCACAATGGAACTTGAGGCTGTTGCTGATGAAAAGAATGGCTGGACACGCTACAATCCAGACACGCCTTCAGAACCTGAAGCGGCTCCTGTAAACGTGCTGGAAGTCAAACGCAAATACACCCGTCGAACCGAAGTTGTTGAGGGTGCAACCGAAGGAATCTAAGCATGGCTACGTACACCGCTGGCGAACAAATTAACCGCGCATTGCGCTTGCTAGGTGTACTGGCCGAGGGTGAGACACCTTCGGCAGACATGTCAAATGATGCGCTGACCGCGCTCGATCAAATGATCGACTCATGGAACACCGAACGGCTGTCGGTGTTTGCCACGCAAGATCAGATGTTTACTTGGCCCGCCGGTGAGATCACCCGCACTCTTGGCCCAAGCGGTAATTTTGTGGGCCTGCGCCCAGTGATGGTCGTTGTGTTAGTTTCAGTATAGTCGTAATTAAACTCTTTGACGAGTCCATTGACGATCACCATTAAATATCCGCCAAGGCCGTAGGCCGGCACGGTAAACACTGTTTGGCCCGCTGTTGCCACGATGGCCGTGCTTTGAACGCCTTGGATGGTGTTGACACCATCGGCGGTCCAGATCAGGTTGTCTAACGAATCTTTGAGCAGCAGGGTATAGCGAGATGGCCCAAACCACACGCTTGCTTCGCCGCGCGAGTCAAGAATGATGGGGTTCGCGTTGGTGAAGTTGCCGGTGCTGTCGGTGTACGTAGCCAAGGGCACCGTGGTGCCGCTGGCGTAGGTGAACAGCTTGCCACCAACAAGGGGCGCGCCCGCAGCAGTAAAAAACTGCATCTTGGGTGATGGGCTAAGTGTGACGGCCATGATTAAACGGCGTCAGGCCAAGTGATCGTCCAAGGAAAGCCGGCTTGGCTTGTGATGTCGCGCAGCGCTTGACGTGTGGCAGCCGTTTCAGCCGGCACAGCGGTGCTGGTCTCGACAGCCTTGATGACCACCCAATCAGTGGCGGCCAGCTTGGCGTCGCGTGTAGCGCGCACAGCCTTGGCCTGCTCGGCGTCTTTGGCGGCCTTGTAGGCGGCTTCCTGCTCGGCAGCGGTTGTTTCGCCGTCAGCAAACACCGGACCAAGGATGTACTTGGTGTACCACTTGCCTTCGATCTGCTCGACGCCCGCTGCCTGGCTGTACTGGTACACCGTGCCGCCAGTGGCCTGCGGGCCTTCAAACACTACGTCGTACAGGTCATCGAGTGACCCGCTGGTGTTGGGGTACAGGCCGCGCAGTTCGCTTTCAAAAACAACAGCGCCGGTTTCTTTAATTCTGATTTGCATGATATTTCCTTACGAAATTGCCAAGAAGATGAAGCTCCCACCGCTGGCATTGATAGCTGCGGGGGCGGTTGAAGTCAGTTCAAACCCAGTTGCCGATGTGTCCACGTAGTCTGTGCTGGTCACTTCAGCAGCGGTACTGTTGAGCAACAGGTATGGGTCATTACCCGACACAATCCCCCTTGCGCTGTCCCAGACATACCAGTCGCCCGTGCTGTCAGTGCGCTTGATGAGAACAAACCTCGCGCCCGTGGTGAAGCCGCAGTTGATGGCTTGAGTTGTGCCCGTGCCTGTGTAATTCCCCACCTTCGAAACACCAGCGCAGGTTGCGAAGAGGTAAGCTACGTAGTTTGTCCCTGAGGCATTAAACAAATTGTCACTGGGGAACGCTGTACCAAAACCAAATGTGGTTGAAGTGGGTGCTATCCATGTATTAGCAGTAACGCTTTTTGGGTTAGAAGATTGTAAAAATATACGATCATCAGTTGCTGACCCTAAAGCGGGGCTTCCAACTGCCCAACTTGCAACTGTTGTGCGAGATTTAACAATCCACATTTCTGGTACAGCATTCAAATTATGCGTTTGAGTGCCTGTTACTCCCGTCCCCGTATAGCAAACCTCATCAAAAAAGCTGGGGGCGCGGCGGAAGTTCCAGAAAATGCCAGAAGTATCTCCAATTCCCGCAGGCATGACAAATCCAGTATTGCCCCATTGTCTTGTGTATGAGCCGCCTGTTTCTGCTGCCGTAGAAGAAGTGACAATAAAATTACCGCCCGCTGTGTTTGTTGTGCTAACACCTCGCAGCCTATCGTTTGTCGTCATGTTCGCAGCATCGCCAGCCCGACTTCCGTACATCTGCAAATCAACAGGAAAGTTAGTTGTTAGTTGCGTGCCGGCAGATGCGGAAGAAGCTATAGGACTAAACACCGTAGTCCCATCCGTAGGCACTTTCATCGGGCCACGGCGGATTGCTATGTAGATGTAGTTGCCGTTTCCATGCGCCCCGCCTCCAGCATACGGCAGCACGAAGCCGGTTGATGTAAGAGCAGGCCCGTTATTTGTTTCTTCTGCGTTGCTGTTGTTTGCAAATAAAACTCTTGAGTTGTTGGCAACTTGATTAGCGGTTAGGCCACGCATGGAATCAATAATGCTCCATGCGCCAACACCGTCAGATTGTTTATACAAAACATATTGCGGTTCCCACCCCAAAGTAACGACCGCATTTGCAGAAGCAACAGTGGCTAACCCACAACTAACCACATTGTCCTCACCAGACAGGCCGAAGCCTCCTGCGTCATGGGCGAAGAGGTAGGCTACGTAGGTTTGACCTGACAAACTATTTTCAGACTTGACGCTAAACACCGTGCTTGTCGGGGTCGTGTTATTCCAATAATCAGCGGGGTCTGGGGGGGAAGTTAGGTTTAAATACGCGACATTCCCGTCACCTAAAGATCGGTGGTAAACATGCCAATTCCCGTTGCTAGTTATATTTTTAGCAATAATGCACCCGGGCACAGAGCCTAAGTTATGTGCGATATTTTGCGCTGCCCCAGTCCCCGTATAAGTCACAACATCAAAGAACTTCGGCTGCTTGCGGAAGGTCCAGCTAACCATTGACTCATCTGATGTATTTAAAAACGCATTAGACCCAAGTGAAAAGCCATTTGAATTAAATGATGAAATCCAGTCAGAAGTAGATGTTCCCTCGGCATTAACAAGTTGCGATCTGAGATATTTATTAGTACCTCTAGCGCTATCAAAAAGGAAATGATTGGACACTGAAGCCCGCGATTTAAACCAAGTCAACCCACCCTTACCAGCCAGATCAATGCCGTTGGTGATGGTTTGCGTAGCGCCGTTGCCTGTGTACAGGTAGGTGGAAAAAACGTCTTCGATGTACGCGGGTAAGGCACCGCCGCCAGCCGCCGCAAATTGTGCAAGCATAGTCATATCTGCGCCTTAACGGACAAACTTGCCGTAAATAGTGGTGCCCGCATCACGGGTCCACAACAAGAACCAGTCAGTGCCGCTGGCTTGCAGCGTCACGCCGTTGCTGGCAAAAGTGGTTGTGGTGGCACCCGTAGAGGTGATCCAGTTGATCGTAGGCCAAGTGATCGTAGCTGCACCAAGGTTGATGCCTTCAACGAACAACTCGCCCAAGTTGCCCGTAGGCGGCCAATTTGTAGTTGTCAAACTGACTGTGCCGCTAGGTGCCCAGCGCTGCTGAGAGCCGTTGGTGTAGTCCAGAGCGCTGGTTGTGCCGCTGTTGAAATAGGTGTAGCCAGTGTCTTTGAACATCGACCGGCGCAGGATCGTGTCGGACATGTTGACCGCGCCAGTGCCTTTAGGCGTGACGCTAATGTCGATGTTGGTGTCTGTGCCATCAGCCGACAGCGTGGTGCCGACCAGCGTCACGCCGGCAGCAGCTACGTTGGTGTCAAATGTAAGCGCCTTGACCGAGTTAAAAGTCGGGTCGCTGTTGGCGGGGATTAGGTTGCTAACGGCCACTTGAACCGTGGAGCCGCCTTGGACGATTGGCAGGACTTCAGTGCCTGCAAGGGGGACCGATGCCGGTGGCAACTGGGAAATTTTTAAGTCAGCCATTTAATCACTCCAAAAGGATATAGTCGCCATTTTCTTGCACAAGGTTTGCCCCAGATTCTGCCAGCAGATTATCCACTGTCAAGCTGGCGTCAATCGTGCCTGAAAATAGCGTGGCGATGCCGCCAAGCCCGATTGACACTGCGTTTCTGAGCGCAACACCGAAACTCATCGAATGTTTACCGCTTTGCAGTAAATTGACCCGCCCGCTGCCACTTGGATCGCGCTAACGCGCCAAGGGGCACCCGTGCCACCAGGCACGACGAAGGGGATCGGTGTAAAAGCGGGGATGGGGGTGCTTGCAGTGGTGGCTGTGACGCCTTCGCCAACAACAACGTAAGCGGGGGTCGTAGACCAGACCACAACGCCTTGCGGGCCTGCGGCCCATGCAGAAGTCGATCCAGCCGTGCCCGTGTACGCAACGGTTGCAGCGGGAAATACCCCGTCGGCTAGGGGGTTCAAAAGTTCCATGATGGCTCCTTATGCCGTAAATATACCATGATCAGTACCCCGTTTCGTTTTTAATGTAGATGCCTTCAAACGAGGCCGTGGTGTAAAAATTGGTGCCCGCCAAGGCAATGCCCCTGGCCTCAATGTCAGATTTTTCGGGTATCGCTAACGGCACTTCAAAATCGTAAGAAACTACGCTGCTGTTGACTGTTACATCCGCGACGTTACGAAACACGCCGTTAAACGGTCGTATCATAAATTTGCTAAGAATATATTGAGCCGCGTTGTTTGATGCTGCGCTAAATGTTCCTCTGCTGATGTAAAGCGTATACCCCGCTGGCACCGTCCATATCGCCATAAGGGTTTGATTCTCACCCAATACAATTTGTGCGTACACCGTTGCAGGAACGCCAGCGGTTACGGTTCCCGTTCCAATGTAAATTGTTCCCGCAGCAGTTGCGCCAGTGCCAGCCGTAACCACAAACGACCTGAACACCCGAATAAACGTGTTGGTGGTCAACACTGCGGTTTGACCGTTTAAAACAATTGTTTCGGATATTTCATCGTAAGTTGCGTTTAATCCGGAAACCACAATTGTTCTTGCCCCAGTGCCATCGCTTCTGTCGTTTGCGCTGGTGCTAGACACCTTCATCTGTATGGCAGCGGTGGGGTATACATACAGGCCGCCGTAAGACCAAATGGTTTCCAACGATCCATTTATGTCTTCGTTGTTGCCAAATTTAAACAGCGTTTTATGGCCTTGGATTTGCCCACGGGCAACTTGAAGCGCGAAATCTTCGTTCTTGCCGTACTGAGTTTGCGAAATGTAGGTCGTCATGCCAGAAATCTCAATTTGTACAGGGTGCTGAGATACAGGCCCACGATTTCATCAATGATGTTTTGAATCGGGGTATCTGTTTTATCGCACATTTCGTATCGGCAACCTTCAAGTTCAGTCATCGACTCTTGAAGAAACTCGGTAATGTTGTTGGTTTTTTTGGCACTCATTAAACCAATCGGTCCTATTAAACCATGTCTGCCTTGATACGCTTCAGAAAACTTATCAGCTAATTCTACAATATCTTCGTAAAAATGACGCAAGGCTTTGTGCTTGGCGTAGCTGCGGGTGTTTAGATGCACCGAATGGGCCACGTCGCGGGCCAAAAACAGAGTGCCTACAAAATCAGCGCATTTCATTGTGGTTGCTCCATACCCATTTCGGGTTGCATTTGTTCAGGCTCACGCATCTCAGGAATGCCGCCAATCATGTCATTAGACTCCATTGCAGCCGCAACCACACCCATTGCGATGTCTTGAATCTGTTGCTCGGTCATGCCCGCCTGCACTGCGCTGATGCGCTGTGTCTCGGCAGCGTATGCCTTGATCATTGCTTCAAACTCTTTGATCTCGTTGGTGCGGACAATCTCAGAGTTCTGCACGTTGTCCAGCATACCGGCCATCTGGTCCATCTGCTGGGCCATCGCTTGAAGCTGCTGCTGCGCGGCTTGCAGTTCCGGATTGTCTTCACCGTCACTGAGGAACTTGGGATCAATGGTCTTGGCAAAGCGTTTTGCCATCTCCTGAGCGCCAGGCCAGTCCATGTTCTTGACAAACAGATCGCCGGCCACTGCCCACAACTGAGGGTTGCCTTGCAGCAACTGGCCCATCGCTTCCAGTGCCTCTTGGCGCTTGGTTGCGTAGCCCGGCCCCGTGGTCGCCACCACGTCGTACTTGCCCACGCCGGGGTTGTAGATCGTGTCGATCACGATGTTGTCAGCGTTGCGGATTTGCCGCACCGGCATTGGTTGCTCGGGGTCGATTTTCGCCATCTGTGTCTCGCCGTCTTCACCAATGGTTCGGGCAATACGCTGAGTGTCGTAAATCTTAGGGATCAGATCAACCAACTGGCGTGCAATGTGACGCACACCGCGAGCCAAGTTGTCGCCGTAGTGGTACGTGCCAACATCACCCTCACGCTGACGCGCAAGAATGGCTTTTCCAGAGCGTTCATTGCCGCCTTGGCCCAAACTGGCGTTGTACTGGCCCGTTGTGGACTTGATGTCCTCAGACGCGCCCGCCTTGGCTTGCAGGAGGCCGCTGGAGGCCATCGGAGGCTGTGCCCGCTGGGGTAGTGGCAGGGCAGCGCCTTGACCGTCTGTAACGTCTGGATTGACCTCCAAATACGGCCAGTTGGTCGTGTTGGCGGTCTTCCACTTGTCTTCGTAGCCTTCAAACTGGCCGCCGTAGCCGATGAACGGTGCTTTAGGGGCCAAGGCCAGCATCTCGGCCTCTTGCGAGACCCAGTAGTTGTACATGCGCTGGGCGTCCTTGGCGTTACGCACAAGGCCCGACACGTACAGGCGACCGTCAACTTCAAACTCGTTGCCGACAATGCGGATTACGGGAATGTACTTGCCAGCCCACTCGTTTTGCTCAAGGATTTCGTAGCCGTTGATCTTGCAGTACCGGATGCGCCGGCGGTCAGACTCACGCGAGCGCTTGGGTTTGCCGTAGGTAGCCCGCAGCATCTTGTCTTCGGGCGTGCCCTCAAAAGCTGTGGCGTTGCCCGTGTACATGTTTAGCGTAGCGCGGTCGTAGTCAACGTAGTAGTAGTCAGCGATGCGGATTGTGTCTTCGTTCAGCCAGTTGCTGATCGACTGATCGCCCACACCCAAAGATTGCAGCGTCGTGATAGGCGCTGCGTTCGGGTACATGCGCTCGTAGTCTTCTCTGGACACGTCTTCGGTGACAAAGCAGTACTTGGCGTCTGCGCCAGTCGGGTCTTGGATCGTCGGGTCCATGTAGACCGAAAACGAGTTGCGAACACGGCCAATCTTGATGTCTTGGTCAAACGTGTCGTCGTCGCAGTACTCGGTCAGCAGGCGGATGTAGCCTTCACCGTAAGCCACTTGGTTTTCGCAGGCTGTGTCGTAGGCCACGTCAGCGTCGGAGATGTACTCGATGTGCCGAATCATGCCGTTGAAAATCTCGGCAACCTTCACGTCGGCCTTGTCGTCTACGGGGATGACCTTGGCACCTGGTCGGTTCTGCCGCATGTCGTTGGTCACTTGACGAACGTGCTGCGGCAGCTTGTTGATGGTCAGGCATGGCCGTGCGTTGATCGTTTGGCCCTGCAC